CCAAGGCCAGCGCAGCCAGAACAAGGCCAATAACCTGCAACAGCAGGCGATGGACATGGCCATGCAGCAGTACGCGGAGCGGGCGCCGTTCCGGTCGCAGGCGATGGCCATGATGCCGAATATCGAAGGGGATACGGGGTTGCCGTCTGACTTCGGCATCAACACGGGCAATCCGTACGCCCGCCAGCGGGTCAATACCGCGATGGCGATGCCGCAGACCTCGATGACGCCGCAGACGACCCCACAGCAGCGGCTGATCGGGCTGTCTGGGCAGATGCGGAAGATGTCGCCTATGGAAGCGGCGCGGGCGATCCGTGACGCGGGCGCGGGCGGTGTCCGATGATCGGGCTCGGAGGATCGGCCACGCAGACGGGCGCCACGCGCCCGACGCGGCGCGTCAACATGATGCCGAATGCGGCGGGCGATACCGCCCCGCCGACGCAGACCGCGCAACTCTACGGCGGCGGCGTCCAGACTGGCACGTTCGGCAACAGCCCTGCCCCGTCGACGGGCGGGGCGTCCGGTGGCTTCTCGGCGCCGTACGCGAGCATGACGAGCTTCGGCCCCGGCAACGACCTGCAAAGCACGCAGATCAACCCGACCGCGAGCGCGAACACCGCGCAGGCGCAAGGCTACGCGCAGACGGCGGCGGGACAGGTCGCGGGCCAGTCGTTCAGCCCGTGGCAGAGCATGAGCCCCTTCACGTCAAGCGCGGCGGGCCAGTACCAGAATATCGGACCCGTGACCACGCAGACGGCGGGCACGACCGATCCGACCGCGTCGTACGGCCTGCTGAACGCCTCGCAGAGCGCGTTGACCAGCGGCCCGATGGCCTCGGGCCTGTCCATGCTGACGGGCCTTGGCGCCGAGGGCGGCGGCTTCAATTACGGCGGGCCGCAGGCCGATGTCGGCAAGGCACGCGGTATGACCATGAGTGCGCTCGAATCGGCCATGAACGGGCCGGATCGCATGAAGCTGGCGGGTGACACGTATGACAGCCTGTTGGCCCGCTCCGAACCGCAGTTTGCGGCGGCGCAGCGGTCGCTGGGCCAGAAGGCGGCGGCGCTGGGTCGGGCGGGGTCGGGCATGGTCAACACCGAACTCGCGGACTTGGGCACGGCCCGTGAGCGCGAACTGAGCACGGCGCGGAAGGAACTCGCTACCTCAGCGGCGCAGCAGACGCTGGCCGACCGCTTGGCGCTCACGAACGCGGCGCAGGGTGTGGCGCAGGGCTTCGGCGGCGAAGATCGCGCCGATGCGGGGCTCAACCTCGCGGGTGCGCAGCTCGCGGAATCGGCGCGTGGGCGGCAGATGAGCGCGGCAAACAGCCTGCTCAACGCGGGCCAGTTCAACGCCAGCACGTTGCGCGGGTTGGGCAACGACCGCTTCGGCATGGACTCGACCATCACGGGCCAGCGGGGCGCGGACGCGGACCGCCTGAACCAGGGCAGCCAGTTCAACACGGGCCTCGCGGAACGCAAGGCGACGTTTGGCTATAACGCCGACAAGGACACGTACGGCAGCATGGTCAACGAACGGGACGCGCAGCGGGCCGATGAGTTTGGGCGGGGCAACTTCGGCCTCTCCAAGCTGTCGAGCCTCGCGGGCTACTCGCAGGGGCTGGCTAACGAGGACCGCGCCAATCGCAACGAACTCCGGGGCGAGCGTGACTATCAGACCTCGGCGGCGAATCAGGCGGCGCAGGACCAGATGAACTCGACCCAGTTCGACGAATGGCTGCGGAACTCCCGCGCCGGTCGGATGCAGGGGTACGGCTCGCTGGGCTTCGGCAACGATCCGAGCGGGACGCTGATGCAGGGCGCGGGCAACTACGGCGGGCAGGCGTCGGATTACTTCTCGTCGATTGGGCCGATGATGCAGTATCTGGCGCAGTCACGCGGTCAGCGGACGGGAGGCTAAGATGCCGGGACTCGGACTCGCGCTCGCGCAGGGCTTCACCGGCTACATGGCGGGCCAGCAGCAGGCGGAACAGCGGCGCTACGAGCGGCAGATGGAAGCCGAGAAGATCAAGCGTGACGCCGAACGGGATGCGCTGCAAAAGCTGCTGCTGGAACACCAGATGAAGATGTCTGGTGACCAGAACCGCCGCGCTAACGAAACGAACGAGCGGAACGCCATGAACGACGGCTTCCGTCCGGTCGGCAGCAAGTGGGACGAATTTAACGACGCCATCGGGCTCGACCCGAGCGCACTCCCGACCACGACGGTAAACGGCGTCCAGATGCGCCGGTCCGCGCCGTCGTCGGGCTATGCGGAGTTCATCACGAAGCAGCGGGAAGGCCGGATGGACGCGAGCGCGAAGGCGGTAGCCGACGCCGCCGCCCGCGAGGCCGCAATGGCGGCGTTGCCCCCGTCAGCCCGTCAGATGGCGGCGGCGCTCCCGACCTCGGCGCTGCAGAGCGCGGTCGGGTCGCAACTCACGCGGCAGTTGACGCCAAAGGAAGGGCCGCGCCCGCTGACGCAGGTCGGCGGCGACGGCAATATGTACTTCAGCACGGACGGCGGGCGCTCGTGGCGCCGGTCAGCCGTGGAAGGCATGGGCGGCAGTGACGCACCGCAGGCTACGTCGGTCGGTCCGGTAGCTACACAGGCGCAGCGTCCGGCTGGGGACACGCTAATGCGTGGGCTTGGCATCCAGCAGATGCCGTCACAGCCGCCGATGGGGCCGTTTGGCAAGCGTCCGGATGAGGGCGGAAAGGAAGTCGAGAAATTCCAGTCTGCCGAAACCGCCACGAAGGAAATGGTATCGCTGCTCAAGCAGTACAAGGACGCAGTACAGACCAACGGAACCGCGATGTGGGACGGCAACAACCCGCAGCGGAACGCCATGCAGGGGTTGCAGCGGTATATCGCTGGCAAGCTCAAGTCACCGGACTTCATCAACCTTGGCGTGTTGACGGGGCCAGACCTGGAGTTCCTGAACGACATTGTGAGCCCGGCCAGCGGATTCAGCGCCATGCGGCGCGGAACGGGCGGCATTAGCGCACAGATTGACCAGCTCTTAAACAACATCGAGCTGGGGCGTCGGACGCGATACGAACAGATGGGGATGCCGTATCAGCCACTGATTCAGCGGAACGAAGATGACGAGTTGCTGGATTTGGCCCGCCAGCATACGGGGGTGAAGCGATGACCGTCCCGTTTCAGCCGGACGACTTCGACGCGGTAGGGTTCACGAAGGCCGCCCTTTCCAAGGGCTATTCGCTCGACAAGATTGCGGGCATTCTTGAGCAGCGCGGACACGGCCAGTACGCCAAGGAACTCCGCAGCAGCCAAGCGGACAACGCGAGCAACTTCGGGTTGCAGGCGGCAGAAGGCACGATGTACGGCATCGGGCGTCCGATGGCGGCGGCGGGTGGGGCGCTGGTCCAGAAGCTGACCGGCGACGGGCGCCCGCTGGTGGACATCTACAAGCAGTTGCGCGATGATGCGAACATCAAGTCAAACGCCTACGCCAGCCAGAACCCGGGCAAAGCAATGTCCGCGCAAGTGCTGGGGGGCGTGGTCGCGGGGCGGCTGAACCCTACGCAGTTAGCGGCGTTCGGCAACGCCACGGTCGCGGGCCGTGCAGGAAACGCGGCGATCAACGCGGGGGCGGCGGGTGTCGCCAACTCGGTGCTCAACACCGAGCAAGACCTGACGACATGGGATGGGCTCAAGAACGCGGGACTAGATGCCGGAATCATGGGCGGGTTCAGCGCGTTGGCGGGCGGTGCGCTGACGCCGGTCGCGGAAGGGGTCGGGACGTTGGTGCGGGCTGGCGGGAATGCGCTGCCCGATGCCTTGAAGCGTCGGGCTATGAATCTCGCGAAGCCGGTCAGCGCGGCCCGCACGGCGGCGGCGACCGCTGTGGAACCCACCGCCACCAATCTGCCCGCCACGGCGCCGCGTCCCATGCTGGATCGGATGCGAGCCGCCGCCGCCAAGGCGATTGCACCGGGGCCGCGTGTCAACCCAGCGGGCGGCGAAGCGCGGCAGATGTCCCGAATGCAGGCGCAGGGACTGACGTGGGATGAGCTGGATAATCGCATAGCCCAAGCGGACCCCACGGACATCTTTGCCGAAGTCGTGGGCGAGAAAGGCGTCCGTGACCTGACGACGCAGCGCATCCTCGGAAATAAGGCGCCGGACCAGATCGCTAAGACGATGCGGAGCCGAGCGCAGAGCGAAACGCCGAACCTGATCACCAAGGCCGAGGCGGAACTTGGCCCGCAGGTTGATGACATAGCGTATGCCAACGAACGCTTGGCCACGGCGCGGGCCAACGCCAAGCAGCCATATGAACAGTTCGAGTCCTACGGGTTCCTGCGAACCAAGCCGGTTAAAGAGGCGTTGGTCAACCTGAACCGCACCATTCGGACGCTCAAGCTGGGGACGGGTGTGTTTGACGAGATGGCGGCGGTCGCGCAGTTGGAAGGCGACAAGCTGCCCAAGAATCTGTTTGACCCGCAGACGGGACTGCTCAAGAAGGCGCTGACGGCACGACAGATCAACCATCTGAAGCAGGCACTGGACCAGATCATTTACGCCAGCGAGCCCGCCGTGATCAACGGCGTGAAGCAGCCGACGCGGTTTAGCGACACGCAGCGCGAACTGCTGAAGCGGGCACGGAATACGCTGGTGGATGCGGCGGATAAGGCGACCGAGTACGTAGACGACGCGGGTCAGCGCGTGAGTGCGTTCAAGACTGCCCGCGATACATGGGCGGGGCCGGTGACGGAACGCAATGCGTTCCAAGAGGGCCAGAAGGTTGCCAGCCGCACGATTCAGCCGGTGGATGTGCCGCGCATTCTCGACACACCGCAAAAGGCAGCGGTGGCACGGGGCGCCAGCAACCAAGTCCTTGACGAACTCAACAAGGTGCGGAACGCGGCCAGCGGGGGCGTCATTGCGGACCCGTCGCGCGTGCTGACGGGCAGCCCTGTGGCGAACGCTCGCACTTTGGTAGCGGCTGGCGGGGACGCGGCCAAAGCGCAGCGACTGACGCAGGCCGCCGAGAAGGCGGCGAACCGTCTCGGCACCTACCGCCGTGTCATGGGTGGATCACCGACCGCTGAGCGTGTCGGGGACATGGGCGAACAGATCGCCGGTCCAGTCAACCCGTTTGAGGTGGCAGGCGCCATCTCTAACCCCACGGGCGCAGCGGCGGGGCTATGGCAGAAGTTCGCCACGCCCATCGGGCGCCGCTTGCTGGGGGATCAGTTGGACGAGGCGGCGCGGTACTCGCTGGCCGGTGCAGATGGCGAAATGACGCTGCAAGAGGCGCGGGATGCGATCAAGCGCATGGAGCCGTTTCTGCTGGACTACTGGCGGAAGCAGATGGTGACGGGGAGCCGATTGGGCAACCAGGCGGCCCGCGAGTTCACGGGGCGGCGTTAAGGTGGCGAGAGGAGACGACCGGCGATGAGCCACGCTACGCCCATGAGCGCCGCGCCCGCGCTGGTCATGCCTTTCCCGTCAATCAGCGCGACGGTCCCACCTGTGAGGCAGCAAAGACCGAGGAAGTACATGAACGCCCGATACCAGCCGCGTTTCATGCGCTCCGAGGGCAGTTCATCCATACCACGAACGCTAGTAAACCGGGGGCGCTATGGCCAGTGAATCAGTGGCGATTATTGGGGCCGGGATCGCCGTGGGCGGCGCCTTGGCGGCGTTCGCCGTGTGGGCGTTCCGGTCGGTGGTGGCTACGGAAGTCACGCCGATTCTGGTGCAGCTCAAGGCGGAAGCCGCCGCGCTGGCCAACGAGTTCCGGCAGTTCCGCGAGACGAAGGAAGAGGAACGGCGCGAGACGAGCCGGATTCTGTTGGATCTGGACAAGATCGTCCAGTCGCACGAAACCAGAATAACCATATTGGAACAGCCGACGCCGCCAGCGGTCGCGGCCCGGAAGCGGGGACGGGCGGCGTAACGCTTCGTCCTATGGGTTGACGTTTTCGGACACTCTGTAGCACTTTGATAGGACGGCACATGACGCGATGGTTGGCGGCTCCGGTGCGGGGGATCATTTGGGTATTCGATCTGGACGACGGACGGGGCAACCCGTCCTTCTCGAAGATGCTGATTGCCGCGCTGACGGTCCTACTCGGGCGCATGATGTGGAATAGCAACCTGTCGCAGATCGGTCCGTCTGTCGTGGCCGTTGTGATCGCGCTCGTCGCTGGCGCAATGGGTCGTCACATGTTCGGGAAGTTCCTCGACCGGAACACGTTCACGACGAACCAGACGGCGACGGTGACCGCTGATCTGACGAAGATCACGGAAGCGGTATTGAAGCGCCGCGACCACGACGCCGGGATTGACCCCGCATGACGCTGCCCCGCGTGACGTTCACGACGGAGCCGACGTTGCAGCGGGCGAGCGGGGGCCGCTATCAGCTCACGACGCCGCTGGTGGCGAACGTCGCAGGGCTCACGTACAAAGTGCCGGCTGGATTCGTGACGGACGGCGCGAGTGTGCCCGCGATCTTCTGGACGCTGGTGAGCAACCCGTACGCGCCGAGTAGCCTACGCCCTGCCCTACTGCATGACTGGCAATGCCGTCAGTTGGGGCCGCACCTGAGCAGCGCCCAAGTGCATCGGGTGTTCTACGCGGCGTTGCTGGCCGAAGGGTGCGCCCCGCTGCGGGCGTGGGCGATGTATCAGGCTGTGCGCTGGTTCGGTCCCCGGTGGTAATCGAGCCCGTGGAACTGGTGCTGCGTGTGGCCCGTGCCACCGTGGGCGCGTGTGAGCAGCCGCCGAACAGCAACGCGGGGCCGTTTGTCGAACGGGTACTAGGCACGACCGGCAATAAGGCCGGTGATCCGTGGTGCGCCGCGTGGGTGACGATGATCGGCACGACCGCGCTGGGCGACCGCTGGCCGGTCCGCAAGACGGCATCGGTGCAGCAGATGGCCGAATGGGCGGTGTCCAAGTCCGTCCGCTACGTGGCCGCGAAATCGCCCGCCGAGGTGGGGGACTTGTTCTGCCTCTACTATCCGAAGCTCAAGCGATGGGCGCACGTGGGGATCGTCACGGCGGTCGAGAAAGACGGCAAGACGGTTTCCACGATTGAAGGGAACACGTCTGGCAGCGGCAGCCGCGAGGGCTGGTTGGTCGCGGAAAAAACGCGGACGCTGACCGAAGCGGATCGGCTGATCCGCTGGGTCCACGTGCTCAACCGATAGGCAATGACTCGACATACCTACCGTATCTGGACCGTGGATGAATTGGCGGTCCTTCGAGATGCCATGCGCGACGGTTTGCTGGTGCCCGATGTCCAGCGGCGCTATTTCCCGCACCGCACGATCAGTCTCCCTCACGTTGGGACGTGCGACAGCAGCGCGGGTACAGGTGTTCGGGTTCTCGGTGAAGACGGCACCGACGAAAAACACCCCTACCGAAAGCTGGTTACCGTAGCCGAACACGGAGCCGATACCCGCTTAACTGCCGGGTAAACGCCCCGTCACATCTAGAGCAGGACCGTAGCCCCCTAGGGAGTGCCGCCGTCACGGCACTTGGTCATCCGGCAGACGCAACCGGATGACACCTAGGGGGTTTCTGCGTTCGTCCCAGTTTGTTGCGTGCTAGTGCGATGTTCGGTCTTGACGTAGCAAAAGCGGACATGTACACTAGCTTAAGTAGCACTAACGCACTAACCGAGAGGACAAGGATGGCTGACGTGACGGGAAGTGGCAAGAAGCGGCTGACGCGGATTCGCTCGGTGGCATTCACCGACGACGAGGACAAGGCGCTGAAGGAGCGGGCATACCTGACGGATCAGTCGGTGTCGTCGTTCATCCGGGCGGCTGCCGTGGACGCCTTGAAGAAGGCGGCGCGGTCGGCTCTCAAGGCAGCCGCGTAGCGAGTTGGTGGCGGGCGTTGGGTTCTCACACTGGGAACGGTAGGACCGGACGGGGAGGTCCGGAAAGCCACGAAACGGGGACACCTTTGTCCCACTTACAGCAAGGGAAAGGAGCCATGAAGGTTGCACCGATTTACCAGCAGCGGACCACCGTCAACGCGACGGATCGGGCACGGCAGGCGTGGGCCGCGATGTGCTACGAGACGCGGACGCATCTGCGGGACATCGGGATTCACGGGCGGCTGCCCGTGCTGACGCGGGGCATGAACGCTCCGACGCAGTTGTCCAAGCTCGCGTTTGAGTTGCGCGAGGCGGGTGTGCCGCGAGCCGACGCGGAAGAACGCATCACTGGCATCGCCCGCTACATCGTCGCGCTGGCCTATCACGACGGGGGCGCCGCATGAACTGGACCGCTTCCTACGTCGAATGGCTCGCGGACCGGCGCCGGTACTGGATGGACGCGGCCAGGAAGCGCAAGAGCTACGGCGAGCGGTACGACGACGAGATGGGCCATGCGCGGCAGAACCACGCCGAGATGCGCCAGTGGCAGACGGGCGTGAAGCAGCCGGACCGCGACACGATGTTCTGAAACGCCAGACGGCCACCGGGGAGGGTGACCGTCTGTACAGCGAAGGGTGCGGCACAGGGCCGCGCTCGCAATCTAACCGCAGCGAGGGGAACAATGGAACAGCCCAACGAAGCGCCCGCCGTGTGCGACCGCTTGCTGGTCTACAGCAACGGCGCGGGGCGCACGAAGCAGTATCCTTGGCCGTCCGATTTGCCCGTGCCGAAGGACATCGAAGTGTGGGGCGTCATGTGGCATCTGATCGCGGACACGAAGGTGATCCGCGATGCCGACGAGACGCAGAGCCGTGTGCGGGCGTGGAACGCCACGCGGAGCAGCAAGGAGGCCGCGTGAACACGCCGTTTGACTTTAACGAGTACCAGCGCACGACAAAGCGGAGCGACCGCACAAGATGGCGGAGCAGTGTTCTGCCGCCGATCAAGTGTGCTGACGGATTCCATTTCTCAGTGCAGGCATCGGAATTCCACTACTGCAACCCGCGCTTTGACGGTATGCACGAATACGAAACCGTTGAGGTTGGGTTCCCGAGCGAGCGTGTCGAGTTGCTTATGCCGTGGTGTGAGGATCCGTCATGCCCGACTGAGACAGTGTATGGACGTGTTCCGGTAGAAGTAGTGAACGCCATCGTCGCAGAGCATGGAGGGGTGGCAGAATGAGAGCCAAGCTCCCCGCCGTCATGGCCGCGATCCAGGACACGCACCCCGACGTGGTGACGGAATACCTGCGGTTGCGGCAGTTGACCGCCGAAGTGATCCGCGAGCATCAGGAGTTGGTGGCTCGACTTGCGATCGCGCCAGCCGAGGTCAAGGAGTACGTCTACGGCATCGACACGGCAGAGAAGGGACTGAACCTGTCGGAAGCCGATACGAGGCGCACATGAGAGTCGAGGACCGCTGCGACCTGATGGCGGATCTGACGATCAGCCGCCACGATGCCGTCACGCTGGCGCTCTACGTGGAAGCCTGCCGCGCCAAATACGAATACCGCCGCCGCGCCCTGCGGCAGCCGGAACCCGAAGTCATCGAGGAGACCCCGCTGTATGTCTGAAAGCAAGGCGCTCGCCGTTCGCTCTGCGCTCCCGTCCATGTCCTTCGGGGAGATGGTGGCAATGGGTGACCAGTTGGTGAAGACGGGGTTTCTGCCCCAGCATCTCCGAAACGGGGCGCAAGTCGCCGCCGTGATCCTGACGGGCCGTGAACTCGGCATGGAGCCGATGCGGGCGATCCGCTCGCTGCAACTGGTGAAGGGGAAAGTCACGGAGAACGCGGACAGTCAGTTGGCACGATTCAAGGCCGATGGCGGTCGGGCGCAGTTCAAGCAGTTGGACGACGCTATCGCGGTGCTGTACCTGCGGCATCCGAACGGCGACGAGCACACCGAGACATTTACTATCCAGGACGCGAAGAACGCGGGCATCGCGTCGGAGATGTACAAGAAGTATCCCCGCGCCATGCTGCGGTCGCGAGCGATCACGGCGGGCCTCAAGTCTGTGGGGTGGGACGGCGCCGTGGGGAACTACGATCCCGAGGAGTTGCAGGGGACGCCGTTGGATACGACGACGCAGCGGGAGCCGTACATGGTGATGTCACAGGCCGACAACGCCGAGATGGTCGAGGTTGACGAGCCCAAGCAGATCCCCGCCCCAAAGCCCGCGCCGATGACGCTGGCCGATGCGGAAGCGCTGACGGTGCGCGGCAAGGCGCTGGGCAGCCTCAAGACGGACCGCATCAAGAGCATTCAGGCGTGGGCCAGCGGTGACGGCGGCAACGACCGCATTGCGCTCGCGTGTGACATGATCCTCGCGGCCCGTGACGATGAGCAGCACACCGAGGCGCTGGAAGTCGAGGAGTTGAGCGGAAGCCAGAGCTTTAACGGGGTGGCGGCGTGAGCTACGCCGAGTTTCTCGCCCGCAAGGCGCTGGCCGACGTGCCGACCGGCATCGTATACGTGCCGACGCTCAACCCATCCATTTTCGACTACCAGGACGCGATCACTGGATGGGCGTTGCGTCGGGGGCGGGCGGCCGTCTTTGCGGACTGCGGGTTGGGAAAGACGCCGATGCAGTTGGAATGGGCGCACCGCGTGGCCGATCACACGAACGGCGCCGTACTCGTGCTGGCCCCGTTGGCGGTGGCCGAGCAGACGGAACGTGAGGCGCGGAAGTTCGGCATCGAGGCGCGGTATTGCCGGCAAGACGACGGATATAACGGCGTGATCGTGACGAACTACGAAATGCTCGAGCATTTCGACGTGCGGCGGTTTTCGGGGGTGGTGCTCGATGAGTCGAGCATACTCAAAGCCTACGATGGCGCCACGCGGACGCGGATCACGGAGTCCTTCGCGCAGACGCCGTTCCGGCTCGCCTGCACGGCCACGCCCGCCCCGAACGACTTCATGGAGCTGGGCAATCACGCCGAGTTTCTCGGGGTGATGTCTCGTGCCGAAATGCTCGCCACGTTCTTCGTGCATGACGGCGGCGAAACGCAGTCCTGGCGACTGAAGGGGCACGCCCGGCAGGACTTTTGGAAGTGGCTGGCGTCGTGGGCAGTGATGCTGCGACACCCCGCCGATCTCGGGTTCGACGGCACGGGCTACACGTTGCCACCACTGCACACCGAGCAGCACACGGTATCCACGCAGGCTACGGACGGGGCGCTCTTTGCGCTCGAAGCGCAGACGTTGCAGGAACGGATTGCGGCGCGGCGTTCGTCGGTGGAGGAGCGGGCGGATCGGTGCGCGGCACTGGTCAATGGCAACGCGGAGCCGTGGGTGGTCTGGTGCCACCTCAACAGCGAAGCCGATGCACTCAAGGCCCGCATCCCCGATGCCGTCGAGGTGCGCGGGGCAGATGACCACGACACGAAGCGGCAGACGCTGCTGGACTTTGCCGAAGGGCGTATCCGCGTGCTGATCACGAAGCCTTCGATTGCGGGCTTTGGGATGAACTGGCAGCACTGTGCGCACATGGCCTTTGTCGGCGTGTCGGACTCGTGGGAGCAGTACTACCAAGCCGTGCGGCGCTGCTGGCGCTACGGGCAGGAACGCCCTGTCACGGTCCATGTGATCGCCGCCGATACCGAGGGCGCGGTGGTCGCCAATCTGAAACGCAAAGATGCGCAAGCCGACGAGCTGGCGCGGGAGTTGGTGGCGTACATGGCTGATCTGAACAAAGCAAACCTGACCGGCACGGCGCGGCAGATGGATGCGTACGTGGAAGGTGCCGCGAACGGTAACGGGTGGACGTTGTACCGGGGCGATTGCGTCGAGCGCATGACGGAACTGGCTGACGACTCGGTGGGATTCTCGGTTCACTCGCCGCCGTTCGCCTCGCTCTACACGTACAGCGCGAGCGACCGCGACATGGGCAACTGCCGCAGTCACGAGGAGTTTTTTGAGCACTACCGCTTTGCGATTGCGGAGATGTTTCGCGTCACGAAGCCGGGGCGGTTGGCGTCGGTCCATTGCATGAACCTGCCCACGTCCAAGGTCCGAGACGGTGTGATCGGGCTGCGGGACTTCCGGGGCGAGATTATCCGCGCCTATGAAGCGGCGGGATGGGTCTATCACTCCGAAGTGGTGATCTGGAAGGACCCCGTGACGGCGATGCAGCGCACGAAGGCGATCGGGTTGCTCTACAAGCAACTCAAGAAGGACAGCGCCATGTCCCGCCAAGGGATTCCCGATTACCTCGTCACGTTCCGCAAGCCGGGCGAGAACCCTGAGCCGGTGACGAAAACGCCGGAGGACTTCCCGGTGACGCTCTGGCAGCGGTACGCCTCGCCGGTGTGGATGGACATCAACCCGTCCGACACGTTGCAGTATCGGAGCGCCCGCGAGCACGACGACGAACGCCACATCTGCCCGTTGCAGCTCGATGTGATTCGGCGGGCCGTGCGCCTCTGGTCTAACCCAGGCGATGTGGTGCTCTCGCCGTTTGCCGGCATTGGATCTGAGGGAGTGGTGAGCATCGAAGAGGGGCGCCGCTTTGTCGGCGTGGAACTCAAGGGCAGCTACTTCGAGCAGGCGCGGCGCAATCTGGCGAACGCGCACGAGCTGACGAACGCGGACCTGTTTTCGGTGAGTGCCGCATGACCGACCCTCTCCTCCCCCAAGCCGTCTCTGACACGATCGGCGTGGTCACGTCCGACGCCTACGTGCGGATCGTGGCGCGCCGGGACCTGCTCTGGGTCGCCGTCTGGCCGTTCCTGCTGGGCGTGTACATGAGCGTCCAGGCGGTCGTGGCGATGGGCGCCGCGATCCTGGACAAGTGCAAACTGAGGACATGGTGATGACCAAACCCCTCCGCGAAGCCGAGTCCCACGGCGTGCGCTGCCGGTGGAATCCGGTCGAAAAAGATGTCGTGACGGTAGACCGTGCCGACCTTATCGCGCTCTGTGACTCGCACGACGCCCTCGCCACGCGCTGCGCGGCGGCGGAAGCGGAGTACGCGATTGCCAACGAGGCATCAGAAGGCGCACACCGCAACATGAACGTGTTTCGCCAAGAGCGCGACGCCGCACGGGCGCAGGTGGCGGCGCTCTCTGAGGTGATTCTGTGGGCGTTGGGCGAGCGTGATGCGTTCCCAGATCGCCCGGACCGCGTCGAAGGCAAGCCGTACCCGTGGTACTGGTGGCGCACGGAACTGCGCCGTCGCTACACCGCCGCCCTCCCCACCCCCACCCCGCAGCCGGAGCAGGATGATGCGTGAACCTACGGAAGTATGGGTGATTATCCCACCAGAGAACCCGCGTATGCAGTGGCCTATGCAGTTCTTCGGGAAGGAGGAATTTGCAAACGCGATTGCCGACGAACACAAGCGCTTTGGCGTTTACAGCATCGTGAAGCGGTACGCACTCACCGCCGCCCCGTCCGTCGCCACCCCCGACGCGCGGCGGGTGGATGATGGGCCGACGATGGCCAGCCTATTCGGCGCGTGCCCGAACGCCACGAAGGGTGACGGGGACGACGACGCGCGGCGGGTGGTGGAGTCGGCGATTGCATTTGCGGGCGCCCTTGAGCAGGCGCGTGAGGTTGTATCAGACGAGGACGGGATGTACACCCCACTCGATAAGACACAGGCTAAGTCTGAGGTGAACTACCGGGAGGACTTACTGCTTGCCGCCGTCCGCGCCCTCGCCGCCACGACGCCGGGGGACGCCGATGCTTAGTCTCGACTTCAAGCTGACCAGTGGGCAGGTACGGGCGCTGCTGCGTATCTGGCACGGGCGCACGTTCGCGCGCGAACAGCAAAGCCCCGCCCTCTCGATGCTCTCTGGTTCCCCCGACAGCTTTGTGACGGCTGGCAAAGCCCTCATTCGCAAGGGGCTCGTTACCCACAAGGTTCATTATCGGCCCGATGGACTGGTGGACGACCGGCGCGACGCATGGTGCTGCACGCCGCAGGGCGACGCCATCGCCCAGATGATCGTGCAGCAAGCCGCGCTGGTGATGGCGGTCGATGCGTCACGGCGAGAGCAACGTACCATGTACGCCGCCACGACGCCCGACGCGCAGGGGGGAGCGTGAGCTGCGCTGACGTGTGCCTGTCGCATGACGTTGACGTGTGGTGCGACTTTTCGACGGTCAAAATCGTGAAGGCGCGCAAGACGCACGAATGCGACGAATGCCGCGAAAAGATCGCCCCCGGTACGCAGTACGAACGCATTACGGGCAAGTGGGAAGGACACTTCGACACGACGCGAACCTGCCTTGTTTGTGCCGAGATTCGCAAAGCGTTCGTCTGCGGCGGAGAGGTTATCGGTTATCTCTGGGAAAGCATGGCGGAAGAAATGTTCCCCGTGTGGCATCGAAAAGGCGCGTGGGACTGTCTCGCCAAGCTGACCACCGACGCCGCCGTGGCGAAGTGCAACCAACGCTATGCGCGCTGGCGGAAGGATGGCGAGTACGACGAGGACGACGAGGCCACCCCGCCCGCGCACGACGGGGGGAACGGGACCGAGACGACGGCAGTCACGGGAACCGACGATAGCGCCGCCCTCGCCGCCACGACGCCCGACGCGCAGGGGGGAGCGTGATGCTGGCTGAAATCCCGTGCTGTTTCCGCTGCACATCGTGGCGTCTGACGTTTCCGGAGAGCCACAAGCGATGCAACAACTCAGAGAGTCAGTTCTTTATGTGCCAAACCAGCGCAAAAGGCTACTGCGAGCTGTTCACCACGCAGGCGCACGACGGGGGGAACGGGTGAGACTGAACCGGCATACCGTGGACTATCGCGTCCGCGTGCTCAAGTGGCCGAAGGAACTGGCGGTCACGCTGCCACCGGGGGCGGTCACGCGCCTGAGTACGACCGTCGCGGAACGGGTCTGGGCGGAACTGGAAGGCCGTGCCCTGCCCGTGCGCGTCAGTGAGTTACAGGACGCGCTGGCCGATCTGGCCCCTGGCGTGCTGAACCAGACGCTCTCGCGTGAAGCGAAGCGCGGCACCGTGCGCCGTGTCGGCGTCGGGCGCTATCTGCTGACGGAACGCGGACAGCAGCGGTTGAACGACGCCCGCGCATGGAAATCACTGGCGTCTGAGATCGAGGACGACGGCTGGACGCCGCAACCGTGGACGCACCCGTACCGGAGGAGCGCATGAGACTGACCCGTGGCAAGTACCGCAAGGCGCTGTCGGCCGCGCTGACGGAATCGAGCGTGCTCGCGATGATTGAGCGCGTGGGCGAGATGGACGCCGAAGGGCTGTCCTACTGGCTGGGCTACGCGGAAGGCACCTGTCGCAAGTATCTGGAACGGTTGGATCGGCAAGGGCGGCTGACCTCCCGGCGCGAGACGTTCGACGAAGCGGCGGCGCGGATCGCGAAGCTGCCCAAGGTCGCGTTTGTGTCGCGGCGGGGGCGGCGTCGTATCCGGTACGCATTGGCCACGCAGACGGCGCGGGCGGCGTAGATGGGTGCTGACGTTTTGCAGCAAATGTCGTTATATTCTATCCGTGGATGCTGGACCCATCCACAGCGAGAAACGTGTGCGCGGCGCCCGTTCCTCATCCGTCTGAAGGCTTCGGCTTTTCAGGGTCCAACGGGTGAGGCGGGCGCTTCTCGTTGCTATCGGGGTGTGCATGGCTGATGAGGCGTTGAGTGACGATCAGATGGTCCGGGCCGCTCGCTTCCTGTTTGGGGCCTCGGACCTGAATCAGCCGGTAGTGCTGCCACCAATCACGGCCCGTGCCATCGCACGGGCCATTTTGGGGGCGTTGAATGCGCCCCGTTGAACTGGTGTTATCCAAGCTGCCGTCCGCTCGCCGCGTCAAAGAGAACGAGTGGAAGGCGAAGTGCCCCGCGCACCGAGACGGTACGCCGTCGCTGACGGTCAGCGTGGGGGAAGGTGGGCGGGCGTTGGTGCATTGCTTCGGCAATTGCTCCAAAGAAGCCATCGTCTCGGCTATGGGTCTGACGATGCGGGATTTGATGCCGACTGTTGAACAGACCACGGCATTCAACCCCACCCGTGCGGGACATACCCCGCGCTCCCACTTGCAGGTCGTGAAGGCGACCCCTGTCGAGTCGTCGGCAGCGGTGGCGGACGAACCGCAAGGCAAACCCGTCTGGAAGGAAACGGCTCGCTATGACTACACGGACGCCATGGGCGCCGTGGTGTTTACCGTCGTGCGTCGGCACGATGAGCGGACCGGCAAGAAGTCGTTTTTTCAGGTGCAGCCCAATGGCGTGACCGGCTTGACCGGCATTGCCGCACGGCCCCTGTACCATCTGCCCGCCGTGCGGGCGGCAGTGGCGTCAGGGGCACCCGTGTTGTTGGTGGAAGGGGAAAAGGACGTGCATACCGCCGAACAGCTCGGGTGGGTCGCCACCACGAACTGCGGCGGGTCCGGGGGCTGGAAGCCCGAATATGCGGCGGCGCTGTCGGGCGCCGATGTGGTGATCCTGCCCGATAACGACGGGCCAGGACGAGAATGGGCCGCGAAAGTCGCGACCAGTGTGGTTGACGTGGCGAAGCTGGTCCGGTGTGTCGCCCTACCGGGGCTCCCCGAGAAAGGGGATCTGACGGATTGGGTCGAGCGTGGCGGGACCGCCACCGCCCTGCATGGGCTGGTGGCGCGAGCGAAGCCGTGGGTGGCGGGTGATCCGATTCCCGAAGCGGTGGAGCGGTCGCGCTTCGCGCTGATCCGGGCGGATGCCTTGCAACAGTTGCCGCCGCTCCGGTGGTTGGTGGACGGCGTCTTGCCGTCCGATGGGTTGGCCGCATTGGTCGGACCGTCTGGCAAGGGCAAGACGTTCCTGACCATCGGTCTCGCGGGTGCCGTCGCCACCGGCCAGTCGTGGCTCGGGTGTGCGACAGGGGACGCGGCCCCGGTGCTGTATATCGCCGCCGAGGGAACCGCAGGGCTCAAACAGCGGGTCGCCGCTTGGGTGAGCTTCCACAAAGCGCCCGCCGATCTCCCGGTCTATTTCATCTGCGAGACAGTGAATCTGATGACCGTCGAGGACGTGGCCCACGTCACGGCGGCAATCAGCGCCATGCCGGTGCCGCCAGCACTCGTCGTGGTGGATACCTTGCACCGGGCGATGGTCGGGGGGGACGAAAACAGCGCGAAGGACGTGGGGATCGTCGTCCAGCACGCGGACGCTATTCGTCGGTTCTGTGGCTGTACCGTGCTCGTCGTCCATCACAATAAGAAGGACGCCGACGTGGAGCGCGGGTCCACGGCGCTGCGGGGCGCGTGTGACGCCATGCTGATGCTGCGGGACGACGAGGACAGCCGGACCCTGATCTGCGAAAAGCAGAAAGACGGCGATAATTTCGCCCCGATCACGCTGGAATTTGTGCCCCATGCCGGTTCGCTGGTGGTCCGACCATTCCGAGCGGGTCGGGCGAAGGAACGCACCGCCGACCCGCTCAACCTGACGATCAACGAACGGCAGGCGTTGTCTGCGCTGATCGAAGCCGATACCGGCGACGGCATGACCGCGACGGAATGGCAAAAGACCTCGGGCGTCGTGGAACGCACGTTCCACCGCGTCAACGGGGCGCTGATGCGGGCCAATCTGGTCCAGAAACTGAGCCCCGGACGGCGCTTTCGGGTCACCTACGCGGGCCGTCAGGCCCTTGAAACTGCCATGACTACTGCCACGGGAACTGCCACGAAAACGGGCGAAACTGCCATGGCACTGCCAAAACTTAAAAATTCCCCGGAGTATAGGGGTGGGGCCCCCTTTAGGGGGGCCCACACCCCTTTGAGCTACGGAGAGAATGGCACAATGGCTGGCGGCAGTGGTGGGCGCTCCGGCAAAGATCGTTCGGCTGGGCCTGACGGCCCGCCGTCTTGGGTGACGGAATGGCGCGACTACGAACAGGACGGGGCCGCATGACGCCGCGAAGGCCCCGCCAAGCCACGAACGGGCGGAAACCGACCCGAGATAGCCATGCGCCCGCTGACGGGCTGAAAAAGGCCGGAAAAGGCCGAGGTCGCCTAGAGCGGCCCGCGCCGATCACCTGGGCTACAGCCCGATGTGAAGCCACTGCCACGGGGTGGCACGTGTTACTGCCAACCCCCGAACGCACGAACGCCATGTGGCGGCAGTACAAGGGGCGGACCATCTCGTCCGCGAAGCATCGGGCGGATAAGGCGCAGGCCCCCGGCAAGTTTGGCCGCATCGATCCCATCCGGGGCGATGTCGCCGTCCGGCTGGTGTGGGTCCGTGAGCGGCGGGCGGGGGACGTAGACTCAAGGATCAAGGCCACGCTCGACCTGCTGACGGCGATGGGGTTTTGGCTGGACGACGCACAGGTCAGCGACCTGCAAGTGATCCGGCTGGACGATCCGAGCAAAGCGCCAGGAGTCTACGTCTGGATTTGGCCGGACAGCGCCGAAAAAGTTTGCGCGTGACTCTTGACAGCACGGGGGCATATGCCTGTATTATCATGGTGTCGGCGCCACCGTGGCCCGATCACCACTCACAGGGCGATGCCCGGAGACGATATGACGCAGGATGAAACGAATCGCGTGGAAAAGGTGGAGTGCCCGAACTGTGGCACTGTCAATCACCTTGCCGGTTGGCAGCGGGCCGGCCGGCGGGCCGGCGTAGAGGGTGGGTGGCCGTGCTGGTCGTGTGACGAGCGCATCCCGAGCGATGAAGAGCGGATGAACGCGGCGCTGGCCTCGTATGAGGCATGGCATGAGTCGCGATAGCCTATCGGCCCTCGTCGCTGCGAGCGGACTCAGCATTGCCGAGTTCGCTCGTGTGGTGCTTGGCCGTGACGAGCGCACCGTGCGCCGCTGGCTGACGGGCGAGATCGAGATTCCCAAGAGCGCCGCGCAATGGCTGGCGCGGGTGGACATTGAAACCAACTCCCGCACGGTGACGATCCGTGTGGCCCGATAGGAGGCGGCATGACGCACCCGACGTGCAGTACGTGTACGCACTGGCAGCGGTTCATGGAGCAGGACGCAGACGGTACGAACGCGGCCCCGTCCGTGCTGGGCGAGTGTGCGCGGTTCCCCCGCTGGGAGGACACGCCCGAGACGCATTGGTGTGGCGAGTGGACGGCCAACTACGCGCGCGACGAGGCGGCGAAGATCCGCGCGCAGATCCGCGGCGAGGCGGCCGAATGAGAAAGCAGCGAAAGAACCGGCGGCGGTCGTGGTGGTCGAAAGCCGAGCTCGCGCGGTCGTCGCGCGCGTTCTGGCGTGGCGCGATGCGCCGCGCGGTCCCCGATGCGGTCCTCGTCGGCGCTTCTATGCCGATGCCCGAGGCCGCGTCTCACGAGGACGTGATTCTGCTCGGCTACCGCCAGGAGGCACGGCGCGAGCTCCGGCGTCGGGCGCTGCTCGGCGTGCGGCTGGTCGAGGTGACGGCGTGAGCGCGATGAAAGACGGGCGCGTTGAAGGGGGAGGGGTGATGCGGCTGAGCAAGAAGCGTGACGGGTGGTTCCTCGTGCTGGACGACGGCCAGTGCAATTTCGTCCCTTGGTTCGTGGCGTGGGTATTACGCCGCGGGTTTCGGCTGCCATGAGCGCCAAGCAGGCACGGGCCGCGAAGCGGCGGAAGGCAGTTGCGTGGTCGTTCGTGCGCGCATTTGCGGTGTTACAGCGTCAGGCGATACAGCGCATAAACCGCGAGCTATTCCAGCAGATTTGGGGTTGGCGTCGGATGAACGGAAAGCGGGGCTGGCGATGAACGGCAAAGGCTCCCGAAGCCGTCCGCTGTCAGTGCCCTCGACTACCTTTGCGGACCGCTGGGCGGCAACATTTGCCGACCGGAAAGCGGTTGACGTTTTCGCATCAATGTCCGATATTGCTACACATGCGGGCACCGAAAGCCGGACAGCGGACGGGTCCGAGCGCGACCACGGACCAGCCGAAGAAGCGCACGCCCCCCTTGTCAGGGGGCGTTTCGCCGTCTGAGTACACACCGGAACAGCGCGCCGCAATTCACGCGCTCGTGTGTGAGCAGATCGCGGCGGGGTTGTCGGGCCGCAAAGCGTGTGAGATCGTCGGCGTGCCCCGTGGGCTGTGGGCCAAGTGGGTAGTAACCGGCTTAGTCGATGGTAGCCAGTACACACACGCGAGAGAGATGTGCGCCGATGTGCACGGCGAAGGGATCGTCGAGGCCGCCGAGACGCTGGGGCTCACCGACCCGCAGTATGCCCGCGTGGTCGTGGACGCGAAGAAGTGGACAGCGGCCAGGATGTTCCCGAAGCGGTGGGGCGACAAGCTCGACGTGACCACGGCGGGCGAGAAGATCGAACTGGCCCCCGTCGTGATTCTGCCGCCGCAAGGTGACGGCTAGTGATCCCCGCCCTGCCTTCCCGGCGCCTGCTGTGTCAGACGATGGGCGGGCATCGGTTCTGGCCGATCCGGCAGAGTCCGGGCGAGTCGATGTGTCTGCGTTGTGGCTGTCGGGAGTGGGCGCCCAAGGTGAAGCTGTGGCCGGTGTTCCGGCGGGCGTTCTCGACGGTGCTGACGTTTCGCGAGCGTGAACGGTGACCGCCCCCGCCACGACGCAGGACGGGCGCCCGATCTTGTGGAGCCCCCAGCCCAAACAGGCCGCGTTTCTCGGCAATCCCGCGTTTGAGGTGTTGGGCGGCGGGTCCGCGTTCGGTGGCAAGTCCAGCGCGATCCTCGCGGGGCTGCTGCGACAGGTGCATCACCCGCGCTATCGTGGGCTGATTATCCGCCGCACGTTCCCCGAGTTGCGCGAACTGATGGACCGTGCGCTGCTGCTCTACGGGCAGTTGGGCGCGACGTGGAACGAAAGCGCGAAGCGGTGGACGTTCCCGAGCGGGGCCACGATTGAGTTCGGCTACTGTGAAGCGTACCGCGACGTGATGCGCTATCAGGGGCAAGAGTTCACAGTGATTGCGTGGGACGAGCTGACACAGTGCGCGGAAGAGCGCATGTGGCTGTACCTGATGTCCCGGTGCCGCTCTGGTGTCGCGGGGCTTAAGCAGCAGATGTTGGCCACGTCGAACCCGGGCGGTCCCGGTCACGCATGGGTCAAGCGCCGGTTTGTGGATCTCTGCCCCGGTGACGGCACGCCGTACCGTGATCCCGTCGCGGGCACGACGCGGGCGTTCGTGCAGTTCGGGTTGCGCGATAACGCTATCGGCACGGACGCGGACCCGACGTATGAGCAGCGCCTGCGGGCGCTGCCCGAGACGGAACGCAAGCAGCTGCTCGAAGGCGACTGGTCGGCGGGCGACGGCATGGCGCTGTCCGAGCTGGCCAAGCATCAGCATATCGTGCCCGCGTGGTCGGACACGGACTGGCAGCGGGTGCGGGAGACCACGGCCCAATGGGTCGGGTACGATTGGGGCTATGCGCACCCTGCCGTGGCCGTCTGGTGCGTGAAAGGCCGCTCTGGCGTCATCCGCGTGCGGGACACGCTGTGGATGCGCCGGATGCGCGACGACCAGATGGCCGACCGCATGGTGGATTGGCTCCCCGAGCTACGCCACGGGCAGATCCCCGTGTATGCGGGCGGCGACGTGTTCAGTCAGCCGATGGCGCGGACGGGCGACATCACGCCCCGCACGGCGACCGTGTTCCGCGAGCGCGGGTTGCAAGTCCTCCGGGCACCGATCCAGCCGGGGAGCCGCAAGCGGCACCTGGCGTATCTCCGCAAGCTGCTGGCGTGGAAGGGCGCCGGGGATCGGGGCAAGGATGCCCCGCCCTTGCTGGTGTTCGAGGACACGCCGGGGAATAAGCGGCTGTATCAGCAGATGGAATCGCTGGTTGTGGACCCCGACGACATGGAAGACGTGCTGAAGGTGGACGCCACGGACGGGGAAGGCGGGGACGACGGCTATGACGCGCTGCGCTATGCGCTAGCCGGGAATATCAGTGCGGTCGTCCCGGAGGCGCCCAAGGTGCGGCATGAGGACATGACGCACACGATCAGCGAGCGCCGCACGCGGCGCGATCAGGTGAGCGAGACCGGCCCCGTGGTGATGCTGCCGCCGCTGTCGATCAGCGGGGCGTGGGATGAGGAGACCTATACCGAGGTGCGGGCATGAGTAAGAGCACGGAGCTTATTCGGGCAGCTCAGCGGTTCGAGCAGCACATGAACGCATTGCCCGCAGATGAGCGCAAACGGTTTCTAGTCCGTGCGTTGTTGTACGCGAATAGAAAGGACCGCATTTGCAAAGAGGACATCGAGAAGATGACCGATGGAGATTGCGCATGATTCTCGGCTTTGTGTCGGGCGCCCTGTTCGTGGCGCTGCTGGTCGTGGCGTATTGGGTGGGCTACGAGCGTGGCCCACGTGTGGCGCCCATGGCGCCGACGTTTACGACGCCGAGCGGGACGTTTCCCGTGGACCATACGCTGACGTTTTCGGACGCTGTGCCGGAACCGTCAGTTGGTCCCGTGGCGGATGTCGTTACGGAATCGCAGGGCGTGGTGACGGTGCCGCCTACGGTCGTGGCGGCGTGCATCGCGGAAGCGCGGGGCAACAACGCGGTATTGGAACGGGCGCTGAGTGCGTCCGCTGACCTGTTGGCGCTGGGGATGTCCGAGCGCGACGTAATGCTGGCCGTGCAGGCTGGCGATGTGGAGGCCGCATGACGGCAGACGAGAAGCAGGCGGCGCGGAGTGTGCGCCCGAAGGGGATCAGCGCCCGCCAGTGGGTGAAGCTGCGGAAGGCGTTGCAGCGCATTGAACGTCACGAGGCGCGAAAGTGACCGCCCCCATGTTTGGCACCGCGAGTGCCGACGACTACATCGCGGAACTGGCTAACGAGGTGGACAAGCCCGACGACGACGCGCAACCGCAGGACCCGATGGAGGCGGAAGCGCCGGATACGGGCTATCTGCTGACGTGTCCGGAACAGGAAGCCGCGAAAACGCTCATCGACTGGTGGAAGGACGGCGAGAAACGTCGCGCCAAGTACAACGCGGTGGGGCTGCGTAATACGGCATGGCGCAAGGGCGTCCGGAACGTCACGGTAACGCAAGACGCGGATAGTGGTACCTGGAGCGTCCGTTATCCGCTCGGCGGCAAGAGTGCCCCGCCCCAGCCGAACAAGCTGGACGATCTGCTGCGGGGCGTCGTGTCCGCCATCACCGCCGATCCGGTGGCGCTGGAAGCGGAACCGCAGACGGATGACGAGAACGACCGTGAGAGCGCGGCGTTTACGTCGCGCGTGCTCAAGGCGGAATGCGGCGAGTCTCGGCTAAACGTGCCCGCCCATGCCGCCGAACAGTTGGACATGGCGCTCGGCTGGGCATCCACGTTCACGCTGATTGACGTGGACCCGGCGGCTGGTGGTCAGCAGCCGATGGCCATTGAGGCGTTCGCCCACGCGCAGACGGTGCAGGACGCGACGACGCCATTGCCGCCGCAGGTCGACCCGATGACGGGGCAGCCGCTGCCAATGCCGGAACCCGTGCTGGTCAAGCGGTACGTGGCTGAGGATGGCGTCACGCTGACGGATGACCCGGGCGAGGCGAAGCGGTCGTTTGTGCCCGCGATTGTGTTGGAGAAGCATAGCCCCGCGACGGTGCAGTTCCTGCCGCCCGTGGTGGACAGCATCGACCAAGCCGAAGGCGTGCTCGTGGGCCGCGTGCTGACGCTGGGTGAGGTCAAGCGCCGCATGGCCGAGACGATGCAGCCGCTGGACGATGCTGCGGTACAGGCCATCGTGGACTGGCGCCCGCCGCGAGCCAAGACGTGGCTCCCGCCCGCGCTTGAGGCGTACCATGCCTCGAGCAAGGTGCCCAAGCAGGCCGATGGCACGATTGCCGATCACGCGCTGGTGTGGGTGCTGACGGCGTTCATCCGCGCCTGCCCATCGTATCCCAAGGGCGCCACGCTGCACGTGTTGGGTGAGAAGTACGTGAACCGCTCGACGTTCGTGTTGGAACGTCCGGACGGGGAGGAGGAAACGCTGGACCTGCCCGTCGCGCATCTGATGGGGTTGAACGATCCCGAAGGCGATCCGATGGGGCGGGCGCTGGCCGACATTCTCGGACCGGCTGACGAGGTGCGTGGGTCGATTCTCGCGATGGCGCAGGAGTATGCGTGGCGCTTCGGGCGCCCGATTCAGTACGTGCCGACTGGCTCGACCATCAAGCCGATTGATCTGGCGCGACGGGACGGCACGCCGATCCCGTACAACCCGGAAGGCGGCAAGCCGGAGTTTGAGCCAACGCCCGTGTTCCCGCCCACGATGTTTGAGCTGTACGACCGCATGGGCGGCGAGATGGAGCAGGCGGCGGCGCTGCCGCCCCCGGCGCAGGGCTATGCGTCCGCGAACATCAAGAGCGGCGAGCATATGCAGCGCGTGCTGGAACAGTCGCAGCAGCAGCTGAGCGACTTGCACCGACACACGGCGGACTTCTGTGCGCGGCTGGGACGGCTGATCGTGCAGCAGATGCGGGCACACTACGATGTGCCGCGTCTGTTGCGCTTCACGACCGATGAAGGCGGGTACGAGGCCAAGGAGTGGAGCAAGACGGACCTCGGCACGACCGCCGACATCCGCATTGCGCGGGGTTCGTTCACGATGCTGCCCAAGACGGCCAAGACGGCGTTGGCGCAGCAGGAGCTGGATATGGCGATCAAGACGGGCGATCCGCTGGCCATTGTGCGCCATCGGCGCACGCTGGCGGGCAATATCGCGCCCATGCTTGGGCTGGAAGATGACCCGCACCGCCGCCGCATCCTGCGGCAGATCGCGGCGTGGAAGGACGGCACGGACGAAAGCCTGACGGACCCCATGACGGGGCAGTTGGTGCCCGTGCCGCCGCCCATGCCGAGTCAGCAGCCGGTGCCGGGGGCCGTGGACCCAATGACGGGCGGGCCGATCCTACAGACCGTCATGCAGCCCGCGCCCGATCCGGTGACGCAGCGGGCGGCGTCGTGCTTTGCGCCGATCCCGGCTGACGAAGAGCCGCAAGTCGCACAGACGCGCTGGTACGAACTGTCTCGCGTGATGGCGACGACGGCCTACGAGAGCGCCGATCCGCGCTGGCGGGCGGGCTTGGAACAGGCGTACCGCGCCGCGCGACAGGCCGCAGGTGTCACGACGCTGGCCGAACAGCAGCAGGCGCAAGCGCAGCAGCAACAGGCGCAGCAGCAGGCGCAGCAGGCGGAAGCGCAGGCCAAGACGGCGTACGCCGAACAGGCGACGGCGGAGGCGGAAGCGCAGCGCATGGAAGCCGCCCACGTCCAGCAGATGATGCAGGGCGGTAACGATCCCCTTGCCCGAGGGTTTTAACTTTGACGAGTACGTCCAATACGCCCGACTGGCTCAACCTCGACGACATTGACGACGAGGACCTAGTTGAGGCGCCCGACCCGACTGAACCGGACCAGCCCGCCCCTCAGACTGAGGAACCCGAGGCCACCGAATCAGCGGCACCCGAGGCGGAAGCATCCGAGGACGTGAAGGACGACGCCACCGAGGCGTCTGATGCACCGGCTGCGGAAGCAGCCCCCGAGAATACCGCCCCGCCTGAACCGACACCGGACCCGGAGCCCGAACCGGAACCGCTCGTGATCAAGGCGAGCCGCAAGGCCGTCACGATTGACGGCGTGAAGCGCCAAAAGAACGGGTTGCTGATCACTCCCGATTCCGAGAAGCGCGTCACGGACCTGATGCGGCGTGGGCTGGACGCCGAAAGCGTCCTGGTGCCCGAGAACACGCAACTCCGCAAAGCGTTGGCGCAGGCCGAACAGGCCACCAGCGCCCGCGAAAAGGAGTTTGAGGCGATGGTGTCGCAACTCGACGCCATCCTCGACGGCGGCCCCGATGCCGTGGTGGCGTTTCTTGAGGACTACGCAAGACAGCGCCCCGTGCTCAAGGCGAAAGCCATCGAGGCGGCGGCGAATTGGAAGTTGGAGCAGGCGCATCGGGCCACCCAGCCCGACCCCGAGGAATATCTGGACAGCATCGCGCAGGAAGCGCGGGATGTGATCGGGGACCGTGTACGCACCAAGGCGCAGGAAGCGGGGCTGGACAAGGCCGACGCCGACGCGCTAGTGCAGCGGTATGCGAACCGGCTCGGCGCCTTCGTGGTGCAGGTGCCGCACGATATGCCCGAACTCGGGCTCCGGGCGGGCCAGTACGCAGTGAACGAACAGGCGTTGCTCGACGAACTCGGCTATGACGTGGGCCTGCGGGTGGACGCACTCACGGCGAAGCGCAAAGCCGAGACGCTGACCAAACAGCAGCAGGCCGCGAAGCTCGCGGCGGATGCGAAAGCGAAGAACGCGGCAGTCATGGCGAACGCCAGCAAGACCGCGACGAAGGCGAACCCGAAGGTGGGCGAGACCGCCCAGCGTGGGAAGCCCAAGACCAAACAAGATTGGCTGGCCGATGTGCTAGCCGATGACGACGACGATTAAGGAGGCCAGCAATGGCACAGGCGACATTTAGCGTGACGACCTCACGCAGCGGGACCCCGAATGTCTGGAAGCGCATTCAGGGCAAGATCGCGAAGGGCTTCAACTTCGGTGATTTCAAGGAAATGGCGCTCATGCAGCGTCTCCCGGACGGGGCGATCCCGTGGTCCGCGAAGTCCGTGGAATTCCCGCTCGACATCACGGAAGACGCGAACGTCGCGTCCATCCCGGAAGGTGGCTACTTCGCCCGGGCCAGCTCGCCGGATATGCAGCTCGCGACGGTGGACGTGATCGAACTCAACGCCCGCTTCTCGGCGTCGTGGCTCGCCAAGTTCACGGACAAGGGGCAGGCCAACCAGCACAAGAAGCAGCTCGCCTACCAGGCGGCCAAGAAGGTCGAGGCCATCAACCTCGAAAAGGCGATCCAGTTCCACGGTTCGTCCAGCGGTATTCTCGCGCAGACGGACACGGACCTCGCGGGCACGACCGATACGCTCACGCTCAAGAATGCGTTTGCGGCGGCCAACTTCGACAACGCGAAGTATCTGGCCCGTCTCTTCCCGGTCGGTGGCTACATCGCCGCGCTGGCGTCGGACGGCTCGATTGTGGACGCCTCGGCCATCGGTCAGGTGACGGGCCGCTCGGAGTCCAGCGGTACGGTCGACGTGACGTGGATTGGCTCGGTCTCAAGCTACACCACGAACGACATCAACCTCGTGCGTGCGGCGAACGTGGAGAACACCACGGTGGCCGGTGGCACGTCGTACAACAAGGCCATTGTGGGCCTGCGTGACATCTGCACGGCGACCTCGCTGCATGGCGTCTCGGGTTCGACGTACCCCAACTGGACGGTCGCGGGCTCGGACACGTCGGGCGGCAACCTGACGCATACGAAGTACCTGAAGGCCAAGCAGGAGATTGAGAACGACGGCGGCAAGATGGCCAACACGTTCTTGGTCGCGCAGGGCGTCTATCGTCAGTACCTCAAGGATGAGCGTGCGGGCCTCCGCTACACGGACGGCACCACGGTCAGCCTCGACGGTGACGTGGCCGCGAAGGGCGTGCAGATCATCGACTCCAAGATGGTCCCGAACGGCGCCGCGTACCTGTTCGACCGCTCGCAGCTCGCGCTGTGGGAAATCCTGCCGCAGGAAGACGGCTCGGGTATCTCGTGGAACGACGGCATCCAGCGCCAGGACGAGGCCGCGATGACCTTCCCGATGTCGTGGGTCGGGAACACGATCTGCTACAACCGGAAGGCGTTCTTTTACATGGAACAGCTCACGGAAGCCTGAGTCGGTTAGGTGGGGGCTGAATGGCCCCCACCGCTGACCTTTTCAGACAAGGGACCGATTATGGCACTCTCGTACACGACGGCCAAGCTCACGAGCATGGCGGGCAGCACGGAAAAGCAGGTCATCACGGGGTTCAACGACCTCTGTGACGCGGTGCTGGCGCTGGCGACGGCGCTGGACAGCGATTCTGGCGTCAACGGCACGACGTTCGCCGCGACGTTTGAGGCCGCTGTCACGAAGATCAAGGACGAAGGCGGCACGGAAATCTGATGACCCACGAACGGGATCGGCTGGTGCCTCCGCACTGGCGCGACATGCTGGACGCGGTCTCCCCGAAGTCGGATAACCTCGCGTGGCTGCATCTCGCGTGGGAACCGGGGGAAGGGATCATCACCGTGGACGGCGACACCTTCGACCAACGGGTTGAACGGTGGGTGCTTTGGCAAGTCCAGCCGATCCAGTTCGTGGCCGCGCACATCGTCAAGGAATTGCAGGGGCCACATCCGCGTTCCACGGGCCAGTGGCGCCCGTACACGCGGGGCGATGGGTCACGCGGCGTGCGCTGGTTCGGTGGCGCCGCGTCCGTCATCACCAAGCAACAGTGGGAGCTCTACCGCGAGACGGGAGGCTATGCCACCCCGTGGTGGGTCGTGCAGGGCGACAAGGGCGGGCATCGCGTGTCGTTGTCGCCGCCGGAATTGGCGTTGTATGCCGCCGAGTTTGGCGTGGGGCTCAACGAAGTGGACGTGCCGCGTATGGGCCAGTTGCCGTATGCGGACTTTGATCAGCGCGTGTTGGACGCCATCGCTGCGCACGATCATCTGAGCCAGTTTGCGGGCATGGCGGGGCTGGGGTCGCGCTACGGCGAATTTCTGCTGCGGGCGATGGCCGAGAAGGAAGAAGCGGCCCGCGCGAAAGCGTATGACAACGTGTTCGTGAGCATGGCCGAGGAGTATTCCGACGAACTGTCCTGGCATCTGCGGCGCGAACAGCCCGCGTGGCGTCCGATTGCCACCGACGAAAAGGACCGATTCGACGCCGATGCGGCGCGGGAATCGTACATCCGTGGCACGCTCGACGGCGGCCACGTGGACACCATCAAACACACTCTGTAAGGGGGATCAGTGGCGAACACGGCGCAGCTCGCAAAGCTTCCCGGCTTTTTCACGGTCACGGCGACCCAGCAGGATACGATGGTCGCGGGACGCAAGCGCAGTTTGCAGGCGGAACGGCGGGCGTCCGAAATCTGGACCGATCAGCACGGGCGCGAATGGGCGGCAGAACGCGATTTGAAGTCCGGTCATCCGTGTACGCCGCTGGTGCCGCTGGGCTGGCGGGCGCCGATCCTGCCGCCCCCGCAGTTCATCCGCTTCGGGTCGGCGCGTGGGCGTCCGATCATCACGATTGACTATGCCGCGTGGAAGGAATACGCGGGCATCGTGCAGGCGGAATATGAGGAGGAAGTGCGTTACCACGCGGTGCGGATGTTCCCGAACTCGTGGGCGCGCGAAATCGACCAGCAGAACCCGCTGATTATGCAGGAGGCCGGACGCCCCCCGTATGCGGTGGACTTCGTGACGGCCTGTGAAGCGGGCTCGCGCTGGGCGCTGGGGCTGTCGCAGCAGAAGCCCAAGTGGCTGACGCCCGAACTGGAAGCGACGCTGCCCAAGGCGAAGCGCCTGTCGCCCGCCGATGCGCGGACGACGGTGTTCGACGACGCGGACGGCGCGGATGACGAGCGCGACGAAATCGCGGACCGGATGGCTCGAGCGGCGCGGTTTGCCGAGTTGGATGACGACAACGAACCCGAACACGCCCCCGTGCCGGTGCGGCGTGGGCCGGGGCGTCCGCGCAAGCGGGAGGACTGAGTATGGCAACGGTGACCACAATACGACTGACGTCCACGGGTGTCACGCACATCGGCGAGAATCACGACCGCATGTGTGGCTTCTGGCTGATCCAGGTATCGGGGACGTTTTCTGGCACGCTCAAGTTCCGCAAGAAGCTGCCCACCGATACGGTCGCGAATGCGTCGGCCTATCTGTTCGATGTCGAGGACGTGCAGGACTACACGGTGGTCGATAAGGCCACGGGCGTGACAGCGGCGGGGCTGTACAAGGCGGTCGTGGACGGCTGTTCGCTGGTCCTCGACTACACGTACACGAGCGGGACGTGCGTGGTCGAACTGCTGCCGATGCTCGGATGATTGACACCGCGTTGGCCCTGCTGCGCGTGGCTGGCCGTCTGCCTCGGTCCGTATGGGCCGGGGTGGCGGCGTTCGCCGTGCTGGTTGGGCTGTGGTGGGCCGTGGCGTCTTACGGCGCTACGCGCTACGAGGACGGACGGCAGAGCGTGCTGCGCGTAACGCAGGGGTCTGACAGCGTAGGCGCGGTCGTGAAGGCCGCGCATACCGAGGCGGTCGCTAAGACGGATACGGTGATCCAGCGGGTGACCGTGACGCGGCATCGGGTGGATACGCTCGTGCAGCGTATCCCCGATAGCGTCCGCGTGCTGGTGCCGGTCGTGGACACGCTGGCGCGGGTCGCGGTGACACTCTCGGCCCAGGTGGACACGCTGACGCGCGCCATTGACCTAGAGCGGGCAGCGGCGCGGCTGCGCTTTCAGGTGGACAGCGCGGCGCTCGTGGTCGAGCGGACCCGCGTGGTGGCGCTGACCGACACGGTCCGCACGCTGGAACGGCGCCCCCGCAAGCGGGCGGTGGCAGCGGCGGCGATCCTGGCGGGTGTCGTCGGCTACTTCGGGGGGCGGCGATGAGCCCATTGCTTACGGTCATCGGCGGCGCGGCGCGGGCGCGTGTGCCTGCCCCGTCTGGTGGCGGGGGTGGTGGTGGTTCCGGTGGTGCGCTCGACCTGACGCTTTCTGGCTCGTCGCAGACGCTAGACTATGCCGAACCGCTTGGCGCGTGGCCGGATGGTTCGGCCCGTACGCTGTTCGTGCAGTTTACGCGGTCCATGACGAACGGGACGCCGGTTAGCGGATCGCTGACGGTAAAGAATCGTAGCATCGACGTCGAGGCGCACCGCTGGGGCAGCGGCACGGCATCCACGCTGGTCTCGTTCGGTGTCCCGCTCCAGCAGGGCGACATCCCGTCAGCGGATTTCGCGAGCTACACGACGGGCACGCGCACGGACGACAGCGCGACGTGGAGTAACACGAATACCACGACGTGGTACACGGGTGGCGCAGGTATTCCGGCGGGTGTGCTGTGGCCGACGAGCGCCACGCATCTCTGTGCGGCGTCGAGCTTCGGCCCGCTGGTCGCGCAGAGCGCGCAACCGTCTTTCACCGGCAGTAGCGCTGCCGACGCAGCGCTCGAAAGCACGGTGACAAGCACGGCGCTCGCGTGGGACGGCGCCTTCCCCTACGGCGGGGCGTCGTATGAACGCGCCATTGCGCTGTTCCATCTGGCCTGCCGGACGGCGGATGTCTCGTACTTGCAAATGGCGGTGGCGCACGCCTCGCGGTTCCGCTCGGCGTATTGGTCTGGGGCGTTCAGCGGATTGCCAGAGCAAGAGCAGGCGATGCGGTCGTGGCTGTTCCTCTACTTGTTCCGTCGTGATACCGGAGCGCTGAACGGTCTCAAGACCGTGGCGAGTGCGGTGTATATCAACGGGTCCAGTAACGTCGGCACGGATTTCCACGCCAACAATCCTCGCTTCAATACGAGCCGCATCAAGGCGGTTGCCGCTGCGCTCAAGTGCGGATTGGGCAGCACGCAGAACAACTACACCAGTGGGACGTACAGCCAAATGGCGGCGGCGCTGGTGGTGGAAGGGTTGGCGACCGGCACGACGAAGCTAACGCAGACGGACGGGCGCGTGACGCTCGAAGGATATACCAACGACGGCAGCACCAAGACCCGCACGGTCTATCCCTACATGGCGGGGCTGTACGTAGATGCTTTTATCGAACTGCTGGAGGAAATGCCCAGCAGTACGAACAAAACGAACATGCTGGCGCAGTTGTCCACGTCGGTGGACTGGCTGCGGACAAACATGGCGAGCACGTCGAGCGGTGGCAGCAAGAGCTACCTGTATCAGGACGTCAACATCTACTATCAGGCCGTTGGCGGCACGCTGACGGCGGGCTATACGGCTGGCAGCACGTCGATCTCCATTGACATTGACACGGGGAGCCAACCGCCGACGGGATGGCCGGTGTCAACGTTCTACTCGGGTGGCTGCGTGCTGCGGATTGGTGGCGTCTCCAAGACGATCACGGGGTCATTTACGACCAACAGCAGCGGCCAAGCAACAGTCACGCTGGAAGCGGGCGGCTTTGCGTCCAGCTACAGCAGCGGGCAGGCGTTCACGTTCATGCGTGACGCGGCGGTAGGCGTCAACAGTGACAACGTTGACCTCAACGGGTTTCTCGCGCCGATCTTTGCGTGGCGGTCGTTGTACGCGACGTCCTCCACGGACGCCGACGAAGCGCGGGCGTTGCTGGCTACGATTGGGTATTCGCCGCGTGATGGCAACACGGGGCCGTTCATAAGCGCGCAAAAGCAGTGGGACGAGTCCTTCCACATGTCGCAAACGACGTGGTCGTACCTCGCACAATCGGGGCTGTAAATGGCGAAGACTTCTACGCTCTACAACGATTTCAGCGCGAACTTCTCGCCGTTCAGCACGAACACCGGATCGCCGTCTGTCTCGGGCGGCAATCTGGTGCTCCCCGCTGGCGCGTCGATCAAGACGACCACGACGGACTGGGATCTGACGAGTAGTAGTCTGGTGATCGAGTTGGCGACGACGAGCGAAGCGGACGAGTTGTACTTCACCATCGGGACGGCGGCAATCCTTGCGCCATCCTTGCGTTGGAACGCTGGCAAGTGGAACGCAGGCATTTCCGTGTTTGCATTTCCCGGAACTGCGGCAAGCTGGGGCAACTACGTCACGAGCACCAACACGGGCCGCAAGTATGCTCGGCTGAGTCAGTCTGGTGGCACGACGACGTACGAGGAATCGGTCGATGGCGTTACGTGGAGTACGATCACGACGAATACCAACCCCGGTTCGGTTACGGCTGGGAACATCTCGCTTTACAACAGCAACGGCACGACGACGATCAACGTGGCGACGTTGGGCGTGTCCGCAGGCGGTGGGAGTTCCATCGCCGCGATCAGCGTGGGTTATCACATCAACGGCACATCGAGGTAACTATGGCCTTTTGCGGCTATCTCAAGCAGTCCACGGCCACGACGTTGCTCGCTGGGCCGTTCGTGGATGAAACCGACGGCAAGACCGCCGAGACGGCGCTGACCATCTCGCAGGCCGATTGCCTGCTGTGGAAGGAAGGCGGCACGACGCTCGCACAGAAGAACGAATCGACGAGTGCCACGCACCGGAGCAACGGGCTCTATACCGTGCCGGTGGACACGACCGATACGAACACGCTCGGGATGTTGGTGCTGTCGATCCATGAGTCGGGCGCGTTGCCGGTCAAGCAGGAATACCAAGTGCTGCCCGCGCACGTCTACGATGCCCGCTTCCACGCGACGTTCTCGAAGGGTCTCAACGGGATCGTGACGTATGGTACGGCGCAGAGCGCGACGTCCACGACGCTTGTGATGGCGTCGGCAGAGTCCAACGCGGACGACGTGTTCATTGGCTGCACCGTGGCGGCGTATGGCTCGACGCAGGGCTACTGGCAGTTCCGCACGATCACGGACATGACGAACAGCTCGGACACGCTCACGGTCGATACGTGGACGGTGACCCCGAGTGGAACGATTACGTACGTGGTGCTGGCGGGCGCTCCGGCGAGCACGACGAGCCTGCTGCCGGTGGATGTCAAGAAGATCAACGCGGTGACGGTCCAGGGTGCGGGCACGTCCGGCGACAAGTGGCGGGCCTAAGCCGTGGCCTCTCCGGCATTCGACGATCAGGCGTTTGACACGGCGGCGTTTGACACGGACGCTTTCGACATGGACGCGGGCACGCCCGGGGCGCCGGTCGATCAAGACGTCCGTGAACGGCGCCGCCGTGCCGTGCGGTTCCGTACCCGTCGAAAGGGTGGTGGCTAATGGCGCTCTACGATAGCGCGGACCTGTTGCGGCGGTGCGTGGACTACTGGAACCGTCCGAGCGACGACGAGAAGTTCGGCACGACGTTCTGGTACGACCGGCTGACGGAGGCGCAAGCCTTTGTATATGGCCGCGTGGCTGCGCATTGCCCGCAACTGCTGATTGCGGCCCCTGCCGTGCTGACGACGAGCGATAGCGGGGTCACGTACTCGTTCGGGACTGACGTGAACGGGTACGCGATGACGCCGCTCTACGTGGAAGTGTATGCCAGGATCAACGGGCGCGAGCTGTTGGCCACGAGCTTTGACGGGCCGGGCGACTTCGTGATTGAAGCGACCCGGGTGCGTGGGCCGAACAACAAGCCCTTTACGTATGCGCCGTATGCGCGGATTGTGGCGCCGCCCGGGGAAATCTCGGCATCCTCGGAGCCCACGTTCACGCCCGCGATGGACCGGATGTTGTTGGTCTGGAAGGCGCTCGAACTCGCGTGTGGCGTGGAGTCAGCACGCGATCCGAGCTACTACGGGGGCCAGTTCGGGCTCTTGTGGGGCGACTGCCTGACGAAGTGGAAAACGCAGTACAGCACGCAATGGGCGAGCGAGTTGGGTGGCAACTATGCGTGGTGGCATGGGCTCCCTGACGTGAGCGTGGGCTGATGGCGCGGCTGCTGCCGACGCGGGTTTACCCGGAGCCGGTTGCGCTGTCCGTGGGGCCGTTCACGGGCATGAACGACGCCATTGAGCCGACCGCCGCCGCCGATGGCCGTGTGGCGATGGCGCAGAACGTCTATCTTGCGCCGGGACCGAACGGGACCGCCTACATCGGGCGGCCCGGTTTTGAGGCGATGGGGTCACAGTTGGGCGGCGCTGGGGCACGGACGGTCCAGTACCTCGGGCAGTTCACGAAGCTGAGCGGGACGCGCTACACCGTGGCTATCGTGGGCGGGAAGTTCTACACCTACGATTGGGGTACCGATACGTGGACGGAATCGGTCACGGCGGCGAACTTTGCGACGGCGAGCATTACGCTGAGCGCGACGGCCCGCGTGTATGCGGTGCCGTTCTTCGATACGCTGTTCTTTACGGACGGCGTGAATACCCCGTGGACGTGGGACGGGTCGAGCGGCGCGGGCGGGCTCACGGAATGCACGAATTGCCCCGTGTTGTACGGGCAGCCGGTCGTGTACTACGGCAAAATCTTCGGCATCAAGAATAGCGACCGCTCCTCGATGGTCTGGTCCGAGGAAGGGGACGCCACGTTGGGCTACGAAACGTCGCCGTATAGCAACGCCTGGACGCTCGTCGCGACGGGGTCCGATCCGCTGACCGCGTTGGGCGCTCGCAACGAGGCGTTGAGCGTGTTTCGTGAGCGGCAGACACAGCGCATCGTGGGCGCGGTCACGACGGACTTTAGCTCGGCGGGCACGCAGGCGGATGCCTCGATTGACACGGGCACGCCCTGCCCAGCCGTGTTTGAGATCACGGCGGGGACCGTGTTCGTGGACGCGGACGCGGGGCCGTATGTGCTGCCGCCCGCAGGGGAGCCGGTGTCGCTCTGGCCGTGGTCGCAGCAGACGACGCGCACGATTCCGCGTACGCAGTTGACCAAGGTGCAGTTCGGGCAGCACACGGAGCAGAATCTGGTCTGGATCGCGCTGCCGGAACCGGATCAGACGGAATGCACGATCCTGCTGGTCTACCAAGCCGACACGATGAATCTGGTGGGCTTGTGGCGGGGGTTTACGATGCAGCGGGTCGCGGTGGTGCGCGATGCGGACGGGACGCCTCGTCTGATTCACGGCGACACCGATGGTCGCATCTACGTGCATGGCACCGCCGAGAACGGCCCGTGGTCGGACGCGCTGGACGCCGGCACGCAGCCGGTGGCGCATATCGTCACGACCGCCCCGCTGGGCTATGACGTGCAGGTCGAAAAGCGCTGGACCGATCTAGAGTTCGGCGTGTTGAGTGCCAACCTGACCACGGTGGACCTGTCGTACGAGACGCCCCGTGGCGCGTCCAGTGCGTTCACGCGGACGCTGACTGGTGGCAGCGGCCTGCTGTATGACACGGGGCTCCAGTATGACAGTGGGCTTCAGTACGGCAGCAATCAGAGTACGGACGCCCGCGTTCGCGCAGGCGTGAACGGGCTAGGCCGCTGGGTGAAGGCGACCATCGCCCATTCGGTGCTTGATGAGCAGTTCGGGGTCCAATACTGCCGCGTACGCGGTTACGAGACGGGCGGCGATCCGACCGCGCCATAAGGAGACCATATGGGATTGATCCCGAGTCTGACGAGCATCAGCGGCACGATTAGCGCGGCCCCGCTGAATAACAACTACACGGCGATCCGGACGGCGGTCAACACGTACTGCGCGTTTCAGGACCAAAGCGCGACGATCACGGGCGCGTGGACGTTCTCGACCTCGCCCACGATCACGAATGCGCTGACGGTGGGCACGGGGCTCACCGTCACGAGCGGCGGGGCCACGATCACGGCGGGCGGGCTCACGGTGTCAGCCGGTGGCGCGGCCATCACGGGCACGTGTACCGCCACCGAGTTTAGCGGGTCGGCGGCAAGCCTCACGAGCATCCCTGCCGCGAACATCACGGGCACGTTGCCCGCGATCAGTGGCGCGAACCTGACGAGCCTGAACGGGTCGAACATCAGTAGCGGCACGGTCGCGGCGGCGCGGCTCCCCACGTCGTACACGGCGCTGACGGTGACGACGCTGACCAGTACGTCCATTACGGCGTTGCAGTCGATTCGCGGCAACGCGGGCGCGACGGACATTCGGTTGTACCTCGACCCGAACGGCGCGGGCGTCACGGAGCTGTTCAACTTTGGCAACGGGCTGGCCTGTATTACGGCATCGGCCCCGACCGCCAGCACGACCCGCTACCTGATCGTGAAGGAGAACGGCACCGAGTACCGGATCAAGATGGAGAGTGCGGCGTGATCCGCTCCCCGTTGACCCCGCAGCAGGCCGCGCATATCCGGCACTTGGATACTGCCGCCGCGAACGCGCAGGCCGCATTACAGGCGGCGGTCGCGTTGCTCGCGCTGGGGCATCCGGTGCCCGAAAACGCGAAGCTGGTGGGTGTCGAGGATGATGCGCTGGTGTTCCACGTGGAACCGAGCGCCCGAGGTGCCCGTGGCGCCGACTGAGGGCTGACGGTGCCGATTGAGCGGCAGCGGTGGCGCGATGTATCGGCCTGGGATGCGCTCAACGCGATGGCAAAGCGCATCGTGGATGTGCTCGACACGAACGACCGGCACGATGTGCGGGCGATCAGTGCCAGTACCACGCTGTCGCTGACGCGCCCGCGTACCCATCTGCGCGTAACGACCAGCGGTGGCAGCGTCACGGTGACGCTTCCTTCGTCGGCGTCGTTGCTGGGCTTTGAACTGACGGTGAAGAAGATGTCGGCGGCCAACACGATGACGCTGGCCGCGTCGGGCACGGACACGATTGACGGCGGCGCCAGCGTGGCGACGACGACGCAGTACTACAGTTTCACGGTCCGTGCGGTCTCTGGCGGCTGGGACCTGGTGTAACGGAGGACGCATGGGATACGACCCGCTTTCACGGGTGCCCGATGACGGCACGATCACGACCGCGAAGTTGGGCGGCGATGTGACGACGCTCGCCAAGGACCTTCTGACGCAGGCGACGACGACCGATGCAAAGAATACGCTGGCTGTTACTGACGGCGGCGGTGGTGGCGTGCCAGCCATCACCCTCTGAACCACGCCATGACCACGGGGGCGGCTTGATTCTTGAAGCGTACAACCAGCGCCTGCTGGCGCAGTTCACGACGAACGGCACTGGCCTGAGCGTGTACACGTCATGGGCCACGATCAGCGGCACCGACTCCAAGGTCATCAGCACGGAGAACAAGGTCTCGTCCGTGCTGGGCGATGTCGGCACATACACGGTGATCGACGTGGCCAGCAGCAGCACACAGGTAGCGGACCCGAACCGGATGCGGAAGGTGTTGACCGTGCAGGTTCGCAACAACGCGGCGGCGGACCGCCCGCTCCAGTTCTACATCGAGCGCACGGGCACCGGCTGGAACGGCACGTATTTGGTGACGCCCGCGTTCAACATCCCGGTGGGCGGTATGCTGTTTTACTCACCCGAGAATGGTTGGGTGATCTATGGGGCGAACGGGCGTATCCTGTCGTCCGCGTCCAACTATTTCCCGTAAGGAGCACGTATGAGCCTCACCAACGCGGCAGAACAGGCATTCTTGGACCTGCTGTTCCTCAACACCGATTGGGCCAACATCGGAGACGCCAGCGGCCTCCAGAACAGCGCCACAGCGGGCTCGTTCTATATCAGTCTGCACTCGGCTGACCCCGGCGAGACGGGCAACCAGACGACGAACGAGGTGGCCTACACGTCGTATGCGCGCGTCGCGGTGGCTCGCACGTCGGGCGGTTTCACCCGTACGGGGTCGAGCATGGCCAATACGGCGCTGGTACAGTTTCCGCAGTGTACGGGCAGCACGGCGACCGCCACGCATTTCGGCATCGGCACGGACTCGTCGGGCACGGGGAACCTGCTTGCCAGCGGGGCGCTGACGGCGTCCTTGTCCATCTCGAACGGCATCCAGCCGCAGTTTGCGGCGGGTGCGCTCACCGTCGTGGTGGACTGATGGCGCTGACAGGCGTCCTGAGTGTGGCGCAGGCGCTGGCCGAAACCGGCGCCAGCCACACGGCGTGGATGCACAAGACGTCCGCCCCGACACCAGGGGCGGCGGGTCAGTGGGGCGACCTGTCGATGGGCGCCGGGACGCCCAAGTACAACGCTTACGTCGGCGCGCAGTTGGAGTTCACGCCGCTCACCAACACGAACAATGCGGCGCTCTATGTGCCGAGCGTGGGCGCGACGGCGGGCGCCAGCACGACGAAGGTGCTGACGCAGGTCGGCATCCAGACCACGCAAGGCACGCAGAACCCGCCGAATACGTGGTGTCTCGCGGATTACCTCGGCTTCTACCCGCTGATCGACGGCGACAGCGCGGACACGCAGGATATGACGAACGCCGCCACGCTGCCGCGCTACACAGACGGCGTGGGCGTGCGTGCGTTCTTGGTCTGTACGTCGCCGATGACGCAGAACGGGACCATCACGGTCTCGTACACGAACGCGGCGGGCACCAGCGGGAAGAGCGTGACGGCGGGCGTGGCCACGTCCAGCAATCTCGGCGCGGTCATCAATCGCGAAAGTGCCACGATTGGCGCGAACACCGCCACCCCGTTCCTGCCGCTCGCGGCGGGCGATACGGGGATGCAGAGCGTGCAGTCCGTGACGATGGGCACGACGACGGGCGGGTTCTTCGCGCTGGTGCTCTGCAAGCCGCTGGCGTGGATCATCACCCGCGAGGCGAACACCTGGACCGAGTGCAATACGCTGATCCAAGGCGGGCGCTTGCCGCGTCTCTACGACGGCGCGTTCCTGCAATTCCTGTTCAATACGTCTGGTACGGGCAACCCCGCCACGGTGCGCGGGTGTGTCACGACCGCTTGGGGGTGACACATGGCCTTTACTTCGGTGGATGATCTGACGGCAGAAATTGCCGCTGGCAAGTACAACCGCGCCGACTGGAACAAGATCACGGGCGCGTCCGCGTACACGGCGGGCCGCTGGTACGACCTGTCCGGGTTGGCGGGAACGCCGATTGCAAATGCGTGGGCGGGCACGTCGCTGGCGTGGACGACCTGCACCGAGACGGCGGGCAACGGGACGCAGATTTTCGGCATCCCGAACGGCGGCAGCGTGTCGAGCGATACGAAGCATCTGCTGAACATGGCGGCGGTGACGGCGGTGGCCACGGGCGTCCCCGGCGTGCTGATGCTGGTGGATATGCAAGGCTACTGGCCGGGCATCTCGAACAACACCACGTCCCCGCAGACGCTGACCGGCACGCCGACGCTGCGGTACACGAACGGCGCGGGCTGTCGGCTGTACGCGGTCCAGACGGCGGTGGCTGGTGCGACGGCGCAGAATATCGCGCTGTCCTACACGGACACGGCGGGCAACACCGGCAACACGCTGCCCGTGACGGTGGCCTGCACGGCGTCCGCCATCGTGGGCCACATCACGCACAGCGGCACGGCGGCGAACAACTACGGGCCGTTTCTGCCCTTGGCGAGCGGAGATACGGGCGTCCAGAACGTCGCCACGGTGACGATGAGCGCCGCCAATACGGGCACCTTCGCGCTGGTGCTGGCGAAGCCGTTGGCGCAGATCCCGATCGTGACGGCCTCGGTGCTGGCCGAACGCGATCTGCTGAACCAGTTGCCGAGCCTCCCGAACATCAAGGACGGCGCGTGCCTGACGTGGCTGTATTTCGCGGGGGCGGCCACAGCAGCCTCCACGAACTTCTATGGCTCCCTCGACTTCGCGTGGGGCTGACGTGCTGATCGGGAACGGCGCGCTTGTCCATCGCCAGCTCTGCCGCCAGATCGGCGGTGGGTTGGCGGGGGACATCTATGCGTGGGGCCGCACCGAGCGCCTGAACCGCTTCACGGGCGGCGTGGACGCGAAAAGCGGGGCGATGCCGGGTGGGCATCTGGCGCCAAGTGCGTGGGTGTTGCCCAAGACGCCGGGGGGGATGTCCGCGTTCATCGGCACGGCGTTCACCGTCAGCACGGGCGATCTGAACGTGGCGGCGGGCCGCAACGTGATCGGGTCCACCGATGTGACAGTGACCGTCAACGATGCGCAACTCCAACTGATCGTGTCCGCCACGGGGGAAGTCAGCGTGACGATCACGCTGTCGTCGACCGGGGTCGGGGCGCTCTCTGGGTCGGGCCAGTCCGATGTATCAGTGACGGTCTCGGACGCCACGCTCGGGGCGCTAGTGGACGCGCTGGGGGGGGTTGCGGTCGCGCTCAGGCCGAGCGCGACGGCCACGGCGCTTGGGTGGATGGACGGCAGCACGGTTCAGGTGACGGACACGCTGACGGCGCAGGAAGTGGCGACGGCGGTGTGGTCCGAGGTCATTGACGGGGCGTACACCGCCGATGACGTGATGCGGATTTTGCTGGCCGTGCAGGCGGGGCCGACCTCTATCACGCAGAGCGGCGCCACGGTGACCGTCACGTTCCAGTCCCCCGACGCGGTAGACCGCGTGGTGGCGGACGTGGTGGACGGCGAACGCACTAGCGTGACGCTGACGCCATGACGGGCCACCCCTTGCCGGTGGGGCTATCTTTCGGAAGTCACGGCGGAACCGTCCGCCACCACACGTACGGGCGTTTCGTCCGTCCCTGGGCCGTCGCAGATGTCTGCGCGGCCCTTTTGTTTTGAGGGGGAGTTATGGGTCCAGCCGCGTTGATTCCGATTGGCCTGTCCATCTGGAATGGCAT